GCCATGCCCCGTCGTAAGACACTCGGGCGGCCCGCACGATGGACAGGTCCCCGCCCATGTGGTCGACCAACCGGACAAAGCCGTGATCGAGAACGTCAATTTTATCCAACGGATTTCTCCAGGTTGCTAATTTCACGGTCGAGATACCAACGGGCTTTCTTCAAGTCTTCGAGCGCCGCGCCTTTCTTGCCGGCGCGGGAGATGTACTTGGCCGTGTTCCCCAGGTTGAACCCCAGGCGCCACGCTTCGATCACCTTGATGGCTTCGTATGGATTGCCCGCGCCCCCGTAATGAGCGGGGTGGTCAACGGCTTCGGCCACCGAGCGCCGCAGGTTTTCCCGCGCCACAACGACGGGATCGGGTGGGATATAAGAAAATGCGGCGTCCACAGCTTTTATGAGGGATGCGACGACAGGGTCTAGGTTCAAGTCTAGCCCGGCAAAATCCCGGCGCCACCAATCCCGATACGCAACGGCCGCGTCTATCAGCGTTTTGATTGCCGGCGTCATGGGTTCATCGGATATGTGGCTCATGCCATCGCCCCTTCAAATCTAAAAATCTCGATTTTGAACCGTGGCACGCCCTGGTTGATGCGGAACTCATTTACATCCCGAAGCGTCAAAACGCCCGCCGCCGGTTTGACATTGTATTTTTTCGCCCATAGCCAGATTTCTTCTTTCGACGCCGGTACGGGGTCAGCCATCGCGGCCATATTCCGCGCCTCGTCACCTACATTCTCGGCGTTCTTCGCCACTTCTCGTTCGACACTCTCACACTTGCTGGCCTTGCGCCGGCTTCTCGGTTTACGCTGAAAATTCACAGGCCGGTGCAGCCCCATTCGGGTCGCGAGTCTCGTGACCGCACCCCGCGAGGTAATTTCCGGACCGGGGAGAGCCACTAGGGCCGGGTAAATCTCTGCGATTGGCGTGTGGGCCGGCCAGTGCGCTCGGAGATATTCACGCCGAGCTTCGGTTGACCATTTGGTCAAGCTGACCTTGCTCATGGCGTTTCAGTTCCCGCAATCGGCGTAGTCGTCAGCCGCAAAGTCGCTCATGTCACTCTCCCTCAATCGGATCATCGCCGGGGATGTGGTCAGCCTCACGTTTCGCCGGTTTTTGGCCAGACTTTGCCGAGGACGGAGGCTTTCGCATTTCCGCGACGGCAGATGATAGACCAGCATCGTTTAGAAGGTCATCAGGCAAAACGTTCGGCAACACATCCCGGCAGATCAATCGCACCGCATCGTCAAAAAACCGGCAGAATGCGTCGTGCGGCATGGACGCGAAGCTAATGGACTGCGGAACCGGAACCATCTTCCCATTTGGTAGCTTCATCAGATCGTATCGGCCGAGGGCGATTTTAAGCGCCACAAGCAATTGCTCCGGTGTATCAAAATCGGTGGCTTCGGCAACGTGCGTCAGAACCGCAAAAAAGAGCCGATGCTGGGCCAACGAACGCGGACGAGTGATCTTGACCACAACAAACGCGCCAAGGTCGATTTGCGCCAAGGCCGCGTCAGTGCTGGGGTCGGCGGCACTGAGGCCCGTAGCCGTCCGCTGCATCGTCAATTCGCTCATGGCAAAAGCGCCGTCTCGGCATCGTCGGCGCCGAGGTATTCCGCATCTTCAATTAAAGGTTTCGTCAACCGTTCCCGAGTAATGCCGATGGCGCGGTTGATGCTGGCATGTGCTTTCGGGGCATGTTCTGCACACTCTCCAACCGCCTTGATATTCAGTTCGATCCATTGTTCGCACTCGTCGTAAGTGCCGGCCGATTTTAGCGCGGCGATCAGTGATCCGCCCCATTTGATCCAATCATGCCCGCCAGTGCTGGTCTGGGACACAACGATAGTGTGTGGCAGAACCTCGCCAGTTACAGGGTCGTGTGGCGGTTCGATAGGAGCGCGCTGCGTCACCTGATGCGTGGGTATATTTTCGATAACTGCGCCCGATGTCGCTTGATCCATCTCGTCGTTGGTGTAGAGGCCGGATAATTCCTGTGGAAACGCCTTCCGCAACCCTAAAGCCTCCGCGCATTTTGCGATCATAACGTCCGACATGGACGCCCACATGCGGGTCAGTTCGCCGCCCTTCTTGGTCTGGGCATAGCTCTTGAATCGTGCAACGCCCCAAAGCGGTTCCTTGAAGTCCGTCCGTAGAACGCCAACGCGCGAAGCCATCGGAGGGTTGTCGGCCAGCCACACGTCGCGCCAATCGCCATCTTCGCCGCACCAGTATGGGCCGATTTGCCCAGCGTATTTTCCCGTTCTCTCCGCAATCAAGCGAAGGCCGTCAATCGAGGTCTGAATCGACATAACCTCGCGGCCGGCCTGTTGGTCCCATCGTTTGACCGCGTGAACCTGTCGCGCCAACGGATCTAGTCCGGTCTTTTGGGCTTGATAGAGGAACAGCCGAAGCTCATCATCATTTGCCCCCTTACAAATCGTTCTCTTTATGAGGTCGATTTGGTCGGGCGTGAATTGTGCTGATGATGGCAGGTTAGCACCGACAATGGCGACGGATTTGCTCATGGTTCTGATCCTTTGATGGTAAGAGCGTTATTCTTGGCGCGTGTAACGTTCAACCCGCACCCATGTGCCCGTTGGGCGTCTGCCGGGACAAGTGCCTTGATATCCTTTGCCGCACTCTCGAACGCCTTGGCGGCGGCTTGGTTGGCTATCCATACAGCGGCCTTATCAGCCCAGGCGTTCGATTCCTTCATGTCGTATGTTTTGACGGCAGGCGTCGGCGCCAGAACGGGGGCCATTACAAACGGCGCGGAGAGGGAGGTCACACAATCCCAGAACCAAGCGATCCGTTCCCAGACCGCAGCCTCATATTCCGTATCCCATGTGATTGGGTATTCAGCCGGTTCGGAGCCGCCATGCACGATCAGAAGCGCAGCGGCATCCGCTCCTACGCAAGCTCGTTGCACAACCATTTGTGGGACATATTGGGATCGCACATCGTCGATCTTGCGCCACATACCAGGAGCTTTGCAATCAATAACAGTGCGGTCATCGGCGCGGAACGCGTCGAGTGTGCAACATATGTGCGACATTGAGGGATGTGTCACAACCTCGCCACGACGGGATAACACTATGCCGGTTTTGCGCTCATGCCAATCGAGTGCAAAAGGCTCAACCCACGTTCCAAACTGGACCGGCCAGGAGTCAGATAGGTCTTCTTCCTGATAATCTTCCGCGCCGATCAGTCGCTTCCACTCCCGCATGATCTTGGATTCATCGCCAGCCATGAGGGACGGCGCGAAGCTGGCGGTTATTTTCCCGTCGCGAAGACGGAGTTGTTCGGTAGTCAGCGCCATAACATTATTCCTTGTTTGTCAGTATTTGCCTCGTATGCGGCCCTGCGGCGATCAGTTCGGCCTCGGTCATCATGGTTGTTCATCCCCCATCGCCCGCCGGTTTGGTCATAGCGTTATCCCCTGTATCCGTTGCCGTTTTCGCTCGCCTCGTTTTCCGCATGAATGCGTTGTGCCATTTCTAGCGCCGCAACCCAACCTTCCCACCATTGGACGCGGTTCGGGCGCGTAGGGTTTTCTCGTCGCCCATCAATCGCCATCACAAGGTTTCGTTTGGCGTCGGATATCGCGCGCGCGATCTGCCGTGAGAAACACCCGCGAACGTCTGCCGGAATGATGTGATCGGCCATCTACCCCTCCCCTGCGAACGAAACCCGTGCCGCCGATAGGGCAGCCACGAACCCGAAGCCTTGATGCGCGGCGTCAAGCCGATCATGGGCCTTGGCGATGCGTTCCCGATCCCCCGATGCGTCTGCCCTCCGCATTTCGGCGCGGGCGTCCTGTAAGAGGTCGAGTGCGATGGTGTGAGCTTCGGTCATGGTGTCACCTTCACACCCATAGCTTCGAGTGCGCCGCGCATGGTGATTGCCAGCGGTTGCGGCCGGTCTGCGTCGGGTGCCAGCTTTGGCGCGTGTCGATCTTGTGATAGGTGCGCCAGTAGGCCAAGCGTCGATTGCTCCCGCAGGACCGCCATACGCGCCGCCGGGTCCATATCGTTGGTGCGTTCCATCGCCGCAGTCATAGCTCGATTGCTGCGGTTCGATACCTTGCGGATGCGATCGCGGGCGGTTGAGCCGATCTGATAGAATTCATCCGATGTGAGCCGGCGGTATCCAACGCAACGAATGGTGGCGAATACGGCACCGGTCTCCCGTTCAGCAACGCGAAGGGCCGCAAGTGCGATGTATCGCACGGGGCGGATATCGCGTCCGATGGCGTTGGACATGGCGTCAATCGTGACTTCCTCGCCGTAGGATGCGGCGTTCAAAAGGTCAGCAATTGCGCGGGTGTCGGCGCTTATTGTGGTGGTTTGGGGCATTGGGTTGTCCTGTGTTGTGATGTGATGTGATGTGCTGTGCTGTGCGATGCGATGATGTGGCGTGTTGTGGTGTGTCGTGCGGTGTCGTGAAATTAGGCCGCCAAGCGCCGGTTATCGGCCCACTTGACGGACTTGACCTGGAAGCGGCCATTGGTGCCGCCGTTCTGGGGGCGGAACTGGCCAAGGCCGATGAACATGCCCGCGAGTTCCATCATTTCCCCGAATATGTCTTTGGTTATGATCGGGTCCAGAATTAGAACCTCAAACGTCGTGGTCCATCCGGCGGGAATGACAGGGAACCGGCGCGGCACACGCTTGCCGGAACCACGAACACCGTCTGCGTTGGCGCTGATCGTGATCGCGGAAACGCTGTCTGGGTCGATATTGAGGGCAGGATGGTCCAAAAGCGAAATGCCGGCGGTGAATTTCGCGGTCCATGTCGCTTTGCCCTGTCCGGGGATTTGGCGCTTGGAATATTTCGCAGCGGCGGCGATGCACTGGTGGACGCCATGCGCCGGAATGACAATGGTTTTCTTACCGTCCCGCGTATCGACGGTCAGCTTGGACCGCCATGTGCGGATGTCGTAATCGTTCATACTCTCACCTTCCAGCTTCGGTTCATCATGCTGGCGGGATTGGGTCATCGGCGTTATGCCGCTGATTGTGACGGTAGCGATGGATGCTTGGATCGTCATGGGTTGGTTCCTTGTGATGTGGCGTGGGGTGACGGGTTGTGGTGTGATGTGATGTGAAGTGACGGGGCGTGGTTGCCCTTGGGTTCTTGCCAAGGCTCTTGAAGCCCGAAGGCTGCAAAAGGCTTGGTAAGGTGTTGTGTTGTGTTGTGTTGTGGTGTGATGTGGCGTGATGTGTTGTGCTGTGAATTGGCGTGGTGTGCTGTGGGGTAATGTCCTCAGTTCTTACCGAGGCTCTTGAAGCCAATAGGCTCCAAAAGGCACGGCAAGCGCTCCGGCCATGTGCTAATCAGTATGTGGCCCGGAATGTTCATCTGCTGGCGGTATTCACTCGCGATGGCGAGCCGATCCGGGCCGGTTACGATCATCTCTGGCCATTGCGGTGTCGGGCCGAGGGTCGGCCGAACACGCCATAAGGAGGCGGTCATGCGGCCCTCTCGATTTTAATGTCGGACACCGAAGCGGCGATGATTGCTCGCTTCACATTGTTGATGTCGATGCGGATGTATTCGGCTGCCGCATCGCGGCCCCTATCGGTTTGGGCGTACGACATCTGGTTGAGCACGCTCAGGGCCGTATCGAGGTTCGCGAGGATGACGCGGATGTCGTTAGATGTGAGGGTGCCCATTACACCACCCTCACGATTTCAAAGGCCAGGGCCTCATCCGGGGCGCATAGGTCCGTCCAATCGACCTCTGCTATTGCAATAATGTCTTCCCAGTCATAGCCATTGACCGGGCAGCCGAGGGGCCAATCACACGCCTTCACTGCGGAAACGAATGCGGCGCACGCTTTGGCAAACGCATCAATGCCGAGCGTCTGACGTTCGATCAGTTCGGCGGCTGCCGCTTCCTCGCGGATGGCGGTGTTGCTCGGGTAGGGATTGAAGCCGTCCATGGTGTTGGTTCCTTGTGATGTGCTGTGGTGTGACGTGCCGTGCGGTGGCGTGATGTGACGTGGCGTAGTGTCCTCAGTTCTTACCGAGGCTCTTGAAGCCCGAAGGCTGCAAAAGGCTTGGTAAGGTGTTGTGTTGTGTTGTGGCGTGGCGTGCTGTGTTGTGGCGTGGAGTGCTGTGCGTTGGTGTGCCCAGACATTGCGCGCGGTTTAGGGTGGCGTCAAGCGAAAAAGTTTGGATTTAGGTGATTATTTTTTGTCTTGCGATTTGGTATGCGTTGGTTTATGCAATCCGTTATGGATACATCGGCAATCATTGACCGCCTAGGTGGCACCGGGAAAACGGCTGAAATCTGCGGGCTTTCGCGGGGAACAGTCTCAATCTGGCGCCAGTCCGGCATTCCGCCGCGCCATTGGGAACGCATCGTGGGGAACGCTGTCCACCGGAGCATCCCCGGCGTTACCTATGATGCGCTTGAAGCGGCTCGGGATGTTCTTAAAAAGGTCTCCCCATGATCCCCATAGTCGCACGGGCTTCCGCAGGGGCGTGCGACTGGCGACGCGGGCCGGCAGCTGGGGTGTGTCTCCGCACGCTTGGCGGGTCTGCGTCGCCTTATTATCGGCAACCGAGGCGCGTCTCGGGTAGCCGTAGCTGGCGCGGTGATTGCTGTGATGGCAACGCCGTGCCAGCGTCCACCATCGCGCCAGTTCTCCCCGTCCTGGCGCGGTCCCGGCTGCGCTCCGTGGCGCATCACGTTGCAGCGCG